AGACGGCGATAGATAATGGTTGGGTGTGGAATATACCTAGTTGGGAAAGAATTGGTACTGGTTATGTTTATTCAAGTAAATATATCAATGATGATGACGCATTAATACAATTTAAACAATACTTAGGTAGAGACGATTTAGAATTTAAAAACATCCGTATGAGAGTTGGCAGACAAAAAGAAATGTGGATAAAAAATGTATGTTCAATTGGTTTATCTGCCGGATTTATAGAACCATTAGAGAGCACAGGTCTTTTACAAACACATACGTTTATAATGAAACTAGTATCTAATTTAGAACGAGGTGATTTTTCACAATGGGATAGAGACACACACAACTTAGAGTGTAATAGTATTTTTGATGAGTATGTTACATTTGTTGCCATGCATTATGCCTTATCATTAAGAGACGATACACCATATTGGCAAGATGTAAGAAAAAGAAGTTTGGTACATTTAAAAGAAGTACAATCTTTAATGAATGCCAAAATGCAAGATTACTATTTTAACCCATTAGGTGGTATGCATTATATAGCAACAGGTTTAAATTGGCAGGCAGTATCATTATTAGATGTAGAACAATTATTGTATGACCCGGATACAAAAGAGATAAACGAAGAATGGACAAATCATTTAGAACAAAACAAACAAGATTGGCAAAAAATAGTAAATACTATGCCATCTTTATATCAATATTTAAAAGACAACATATATGAAAATCGCCCTAGTTAACGACACACATTTTGGATGTCGTAATGACAATCCAAATTACCATGAATACATGTATAAGTTTTGGCAAAAACAATTCTTTCCATACTTAGAACAAAACGATATCAAAACAATTATTCATTTAGGTGATATATTAGATAGACGTAAGTATGTAAACTTTAAAACACTTACTGATTTTAATAATAAGATAGTAAGTCAATTTAAGAAATATGATACACACTTTATAGTAGGTAACCATGATACCTATTACAAGAACACAAATGAAGTAAACGCACCTAAAGAATTGTTAAGTCAGTTTAAAGTTTATTCAGACCCACAAAAGATTACAATTGCAGGACATGATATATTGATTATACCATGGGTAACACCTGAAAACTACGATAGAACTAAAATGATGTTAGAACAAGAAACAGCAGACATTGTTATGGGTCATTTAGAGATTAAAGGTTTTGAAATGCATACTGGACATCATTCAGATGTAGGTGTAGAAAAAGAAATGTTTAAAAGATTTGAAACAGTATTATCTGGTCACTTTCATAAGAAATCAGATGATGGTCATATATTTTACCTTGGTTGTCAATATGAAATGACTTGGTCAGATTATAAATGTCCTAAACACTTTCACATTTACGATACAGAAACAAGAGAACTTACACCAATACGAAACCCTTTAACAATACATCATAAAATATATTACAATGATGAAACTACAGATTATAAGAACTTTGATTTTAATGAATGTAATAACAAATACATTAAACTTATAGTAGAAAAGAAATCAGACTACTTTATGTTTGATAAATTTGTTGATGATATTTACCAAAAGTCTAATGTATATGATTTAAAAATTATAGAAGATTATTCAGACTTAGACGCTTCAACAGTAAATGATGATATAGTTGAAAAGACGGAAGATACACCAACTTTACTTGATACCTATATAGAACAAACAGATACGAATTTAAATAAAGATAGATTAAAAACCTTAATGAAAAGTTTATATACGGAGGCATTTGACTATGAGTAATTACGACCACAAATATGAATATAAAAATATGTACTTTGGTCCTTACATCTATCATTGTAAATTAGACCCACAATTTTGTAAAGATTTATTAGAACAAGGTGATAAAACTACAGATAGATATTTACAAGAAGACGGTACATATACTAATCAAATTATTAAAGATAGTTTAGCAGGTGATTTAAAAACAGGACATGAAAGACAATTTGATGGCAAACAACAAAGATGGTTTAATAAAAGTTTAAAAGATGTGTTTACACATTATACAAAAGAACGTATGAACTTTCATAACTATATTTTTGTACCAGATTATGTAATAGAGAACGTATGGATTAATTATCAACATGCCAATGAATATCAACCTGAACATACACATTCTGGTGACTTTAGTTGGGTAATCTATTTACAGATACCAGAGGGCATGAAAGCAGAAAGAGAAAATTATAAAAAGAAAGGTCCTGGTCCTGGTTGTATTGCATTTAGTTATGGCGAGACAAGTGGCAATCCAGATGTAACTTTTCCTTGGGTAACAAATATTCACATGGGAGTACCTGAAGCAAATGAAATGTATATCTTTCCGTCTCAGTTAAAACATGCTGTGCCACCATTTAAGTGTGATGGTGTAAGAATATCAGTAAGTGGTAATGGTGCGTTTCAAAGACCAGATAGTAAACTATATGTTATGGGAGAAAAAAGATACGAAGTATGATAGTATTTGAAAAGATTAAATGGAAGAACTTTCTTTCAACAGGACAACAAGGTATAGAAATAGATTTAAACAAAGACGAAACAACACTTATTATAGGTCATAACGGTGCAGGTAAGTCAACTATACTTGACGCATTGTGTTTTGCTTTATTTAATAAAGCTTTTAGAGATATAAAGAAAGAACAATTAATTAACAGTATTAACTTAGGTGGTACTGAGATAGAAGTAAACTTTACCATTGCACAAAACAAGTATAGAGTAGTACGAGGTATTAAACCTAATATATTTCAGATATACTTAAATGGTGAAATGATAAACCAAGAAGCAACTATAGCTGACCAACAAAAACATTTAGAGAATAATATACTTAAATTTAACTATAGAAGTTTTACTCAGGTAGTAATCTTAGGTAGTAGTACATTTGTTCCTTTTATGGAATTGAAGTCACCACATAGACGAGAGGTAGTAGAAGACATTTTAGATATTAAGATATTTTCAGTAATGAATATGTTAGTTAAAATGCAAATCAAAGAAGTTACTGAACAGATAAGAGATATTGATAGAGATATACAAATAACAAAGAGTAAGGTAGAAACTCAACAACAATATTTACAAGATACAGGTAAACAGAATACAAAAGTTATAGATGATTATAATTCTAAGATAGAAGATAATAAACAAGCAATAGACAAGTATTCAACACATGTTGATGGTATCAATAAACAGATAACAAATATTAAAACAACAATACTAGATGAAGATAAGGTAAGACAACAAGTTAAGAAACTGAATAGTTTTGAAACACAATTTGAAAGTAAAGTAAATCAATGTACAAAACATAAGAAGTTTTATGAACTCAATGATAACTGTCCTACTTGTCAACAAAGTATTGACCCACAATTTAAATCAGAAAAGATTGCTGATGAAAACAAATCACTTATTAAATTTAATCAGGCATTAGCAGATGTTGCCAAAGAGATTACAACTAAACAAAATAGATTACAAGCAATTGCTAGTGTACACGAAGAAATAAAAGTATTAGAGATTGATAGTGTTAAGTATGAACAATCAAAAAATGAGTTACACAATATTAACACAAAACTGGCACATAACATTGAACAGTTATCACAACAAAGTGAAGACACAGGTAAAGCAAAAGGTAAGTTAGAAGAATTAGAAAATCAATTACAAGAATATGAAAATTCAATAAGAACTAAAAAAGAAGAAACTGATTACCTACAAGCGGCAAGAGTAATGTTAGCAGATACAGGTATCAAAACAAAAGTTATTAAACAATACTTGCCTATTATGAACCAGTTAATTAACAAGTATCTTGCTAGTATGGATTTCTTTGTTAACTTTAAATTAGATGATGAGTTTAAAGAAATAATAAGAAGTAGATTTAGAGACGATTTTAGTTATACAAGTTTTAGTGAAGGTGAGAAGATGAGAATAAATCTTGCATTGTTATTTACATGGCGTGCTATTGCTAAAATGAAAAACAGTATATCAACAAATCTATTATTACTAGATGAAATATTTGATAGTAGTTTAGACGGACAAGGCACAGACGATTTCTTAAAGATACTAAACACACTAGAAGGTGAGAATGTTTTTATTATATCTCACAAGACAGATATTATGGCAGACAAATTTAAACAACAAATAAGGTTTGAGAAAGATAAGAACTTTACAAGGATAGTAGAATGAAAATAACAATTGCTAGATTAAGAAGTGGAACAAATTACAAAGAACCGTTATTAGATATTATGGATTCTTTTTATGAGTTATATAAAAAATATCAAATACAAAGACCACAACATCAATATGGATATTACAACTTTGGTTTTGGTTTTGCAAACAGACAAAAAATGGATGATATTAAAGATAGTGATGTTATTCTAATACCAAGTGAGAATGAGTTTACATTCCATATCAAAAATTTTCAGGACAATAGACAAGTATTTCGTAGTAACGAAAAGGTACAAGAGATAGGTGCCATGTTGGCAGACAAACATATTATTATAATGAGAAGTGATAGAGCAGATAATGAAGAACTATACAGAAACAAAACATTTAAAGGATTTGATATAGGTAAGGTAAGTATATTAGATGAAATAGATATTGAAGGTGGCATACATGCTATGAAGTATCATTTTATCACAGACGCAATACCACCTAAACTAGAAGAAGGTACAAGAGCATATGATTTTGTATATTGGGGTACAGACAAAAGAAAGACGGCAGATAATGTTGATAGTGGAGATATAAGACACACTTTCTTTAAACAAATATACAAAGAGAAAAAAATTAGTGCATACTGGATTGGTAAGTTTTCAGGTGTACAAAGAGATAAGAAAATAGATAAGATGAGAAATCTATTACCACACTTAACAAATGGTAAAACAACAATGTGTTTTAACTGGATGAGTGAGACAGCAACAACAAGTAGATACCACGAAGCATTAGCATGTGGCATAATACCATTTGTTCATATGAAATATGACGTAAACAATACAATAGTTGGAAACGAATGGCAAAGGGTAACAGATGTAGAACATTTATATTCTAAAATTGAAGAAATGAGAACAAATAATAGCTGGCAAGAAAAGTATAATGAGATATTAGAAGACTATAAACGAAGAACATTGAAGTCAAAAGAGTGGTATTACAACGCTTTTCAATCAAGGCTTGACAATTTGATTAATTTGTGATAGGATATAGACTATATTATGGCAGAAAAAATTATAGACCCTTTATTAGAAAAGCAATGGGAGACCTTTCAACAAGAAAACCCTACACCTTACGAACATATAGATACAAACGAACTTAAAGAACGTTTAATTACTGAACTAGGTTATGTGTCTGGTATGACGGTAGAAGAATATACGTTATATCAAAAATGGTGTGAAGTTAAAAACAAGTATCCTGCTCAGACAGTAAACACTTTATTTGGCGAAGAAAGTCAATTAGTAGATTTATCAAAAGACAAACTATTAACTCATGTAAAGAACAATATATGGTCACCTCAGGATCCTATGGATTTTGAGAAGTTACAACCAGAACTAATCTATACAAAAGATAGTCCAGAATTACCACAATTGTGGAACGCAATAAGAACATTTGCCTCTACAATGAAAAACAATAACAATATAGGTCGTAATCTAAACTTTATAGTAAGAGATAAACCAACAAAGAAATATCTAGGTGTCATTTGTATATCAAGTGACTTTTTAGATTTAACACCTAGAGATAGTTACATAGGTTGGGATAGAGAACGTAAAACTAAAAAGATGATTAATCACACGGCGATAGGTAGTACGATTGTGCCACTACAACCACTAGGTTATAATTACACAGGTGGTAAGTTACTTGCGTTGATGTGTTTATCAGATAAAGTACAAGAGACATGGAAAAAAGAATATGGCGATACAATGGTTGGTGTTACAACTACAAGTTTATATGGTAGTTTTAGTCAATATCAAAATTTAAGACATTGGAAGAAAAGAGGTCATAGTGCAGGTAGTGTATCATACGAAGCAACAAAACCTACTATTCAAATGTTAAGAAAGTGGATTATGGAAAATCACACCAGAAAATACTTTGAATGGTATAGTGCTACAAAACCTACAGGTCAACCATATAAGAGAGACCACAGAAATAGAAGTCATACATTTGCATATAGTAAACTAGGTATACCAAAAGAGTTAACAAAGTCAGACCACAGTAGAGGTATCTATTTTTCCACACTATATGATAATACAAGAGAATTTTTACGAGAAGAAATACCTGAAGATAAACTAGTCAAAAGTTTTGAGAGTAGCGTTGACGCATTATCAGAATTATGGCGAGAACGTTATGCTAGAAAGCGTATTAAATCATTGATTGACCAAACAAGGACAAACATGGAGACGCTTTACTATGATGACTTGATACATTTAACATGGGAAGAAACCAAGGAAAAGTATCTAAAACAGGTAGGAAGATAAGAACAAAACAAGAACATAGGCTGTGCGATATGACGCACCAGCAATAAATCGTTGATTTATAAAGGTTCTTTTTTTGTATTTTATGCCAATATATGTTGACTTTTTAACCAAATTGGTATAGGATATACAGTATATTATGAAAACGAGGTCAAATATGAATACTATTTCAAAAGAGCAAAAATCAAATCTTGCTAAATTACTTGCAACAGAAAATCTAAATGTAGAACACCGTAAAGTTAAGACAGCACACTTTGTACCTAAGACTAGAACTTTATGTCTTCCAATATGGGACAATATGTCTAATGACCTTTATGACTTATTATGTGGACACGAAGTTGGTCATGCATTATGGACTCCTGCTGATGAGACAAAATTAAACGAAGCAAAAAAGAAATACAATATTCCTCATTCTTACATGAATGTTATTGAAGATATCAGAATTGATAAGAAGATGAAATTAAAATACCCTGGTCTTAGAAAATCATACTTTAACGGTTACAAAGAATTAGTTGCTAGAGACTTTTTTGGTAAGATTGGTGACGAAGCAAACAATATGAGATTTATTGATAGACTTAATGTGTTTACAAAATCTGGTCACTTAGAAAATACTATTGAGTTTAATGACCAAGAAAAATCATTTATTGAAAAATCAAATCACTTAGAAACTTTTGATGATGTAATTGACCTTGCAAAACAAATATTCAAATATTCTGGTGAAGAAAATTACGATAAAGAAAAAGACCCTTTATATCAACAGTTAAAAGAAATAGAACAAGATAAACTTGACCAAGATGAATTAGATAATCAATCAGAGCAATCTGATAGTTCAGATAGTCAGGATCCAGGTGACCAAGAACAAGAACAATCTGGTGGCGATAAAGAAGAAGATAAACAAGAAGACAATACTTCTGGTAGTTCACAAGGTAACGAAGACAAACCTGAAAACGATAATAAACAAAAAGTAGATGGTGACAAAGGTCACATGGGTGGTCATAATCCAGATTATCAACCTGAAAAAATTACTCCTTCAAAAAGTGACGGTTCATTAACTGATGAAGTATTTAATGAAGCAATGAAGTCTTTATCAAATATGTCTGAGAATACTAGAGACCGTATGTATGTTACATTACCAAGTCTTAATGAGGATGACGTTATTGTATCTACAAAACAAATTGCTAAGATATACAAAGATTACTATGTAAAATATCAATCAACTCCTAGATTGTTAGCAAATAGTGTGAATAGATTTAAAGAGTGGAAGAAATCACAATCTGGTACAATCTCTTATATGGCAAAAGAGTTTGAAATGAAAAAAGCGGCAGATAATTATAAAAAGTCTATGACAAGTAAAACTGGTATTATCAATATGAATAAAATTCACTCATATAAATTCAATGATGATATATTCAAAAAAATTCAAGTAGAACCAGGTGCCAAAAATCATGGTATGATTATGTTTATAGATTGGTCTGGATCCATGTCTCAAAATATTGATGACACAATCAAACAAACTTTAAACTTAGTAATGTTTTGTAAAGCAGTTCAAATACCTTTTAGAGTATTTGCTTTTTCAGATATTACTAGAGCTGCGTTCTATAAAAAAGACGCTGATGATGATTATGGTTATTCAAGTAGAGCAACAAGAGATATTAATAACAATCCTTTTAAACATAAACACGGTGACTTGTTTATTGAAAACGTAAACTTAATTGAGTGGTTATCAAGTGACCAAAAAACTCCTGAGTATAATGAGAATATGTTAAACTTATATAGATTTGGTGAGTATCATACTCAATATTATAATCATAGAAGAAATTATGACAGTTATGAAGAACCAATTGATATACCTAGTTGTATGAGACTTGGCGGTACTCCTTTGGATCCTGCTGTAGTTGCTTCTATAACTATTGTTAAAAACTTTATTGCTAAACATAAGATACAAAAAATGAATACAATCTTTTTAACTGATGGTTGTGGTCATTCAATGTATAATACTGTTGTTGAAGTAGATGGCAAGTTAGAATTAGATTATGGTGCTGAAAGAGCAGATTTAGTTATTAAAAATTCAATTACTAGAAAAAACTATCCTTATGAAAGTCATAGATTTACAAAATCAACTGCTGTTATATTTGATATGTTAAGACATGCTACTGGTACTAACGTTGTAGGTTTCTATGTTACAAGTAGAAATAATGCTAGTTACTATGATATATCAAATTTCTTACCAGAAGGTGCCGGTTATAATGGTGTTGACGCTGTAAGAAAACAAATGCGTAAAGATAAAGTTGGTACTATTGTTGGTAATGGTTATGATGAATTGTTTATCATTCCAAAAAAGAATTTAAAGATAGTTGACGAAGAAGCGAAGATTGATCCAGATATGTCAATTGCTAAAATGAAATCAGAATTTGGTAAGACTTTAAAAACTAAAAAGATATCCAGAGTTTTACTGAATAAATTTGTGGAAAGAGTTGCCTAAATGAAAAAAATGACTAAGTGCGACATGTTGACACAGCAATTAATTTGTAAAGCGTTGAAAAATAAAGGTTTTATTATGCCAATAACGCTTGACTTTAACCACAAACTGTGATAGGATATAGACTATATTATGAAAAAAAATGAAAGGACTACATTTATGTTAAACGAGAAACAAAAAAAGTTTGTTGACCTTGCGGTTAAAGAACTTGGTACTGATACAGTAACAAGAAAGCAAGTACAAGAAATTGAAACAAAATTTAACCTTACTGGTAACAGTTGGTTAGTAAATTCAGGAGATTACAAAGTGGGCAGAGGCGTATATAAATTACCTACTGACGGTGTTGTAAACCCTAGTAAGAATATCAAACAGAAATTGCCTAAGACTAAAGCAGTTGCTGAGACAGTTACTTTAAAAGAGACTGCTCAAAATACTGAGAGTTTAGTTCCTAATAAAGAGGCAACTTTCGTATCATTTGGTAATTACAAAGATATTAAGAATATTGTAAAATCTAAAATATTCTATCCTACATTTATCACAGGTCTTTCTGGTAACGGTAAGACTTTAGGTGTTACTCAAGCGTGTGCTGAGTTAAAAAGAGAATTAATTAGAGTTAACATAACTGTTGAAACGGACGAAGATGATTTACTTGGTGGTTTCAGACTAGTTGACGGTGCTACAGTATGGCATGACGGTCCTGTTGTTGACGCTATGAAGCGTGGTGCTCTTCTTTTATTAGATGAGATTGACCTTGCTTCAAACAAAATTATGTGTTTGCAACCTATCTTAGAAGGTAACGGAGTGTTCCTTAAAAAGATTGGTAAATTTGTTGAACCTGCTGAAGGTTTCAACATTGTTGCTACTGCCAATACTAAGGGTAAAGGTAGTGAAGACGGAAGATTTATTGGTACTAATATACTCAATGAAGCATTCCTTGAAAGATTTCCTGTTACATTTGAACAAGAGTATCCTCCTGTAAAAGTAGAACAGAAAATTTTAGATAATGTTATGTCTGCTTATGCTTTAAAGGATCCTAAGTTTACTGAGAACCTTGTTAAATGGGCAGATGTTATTAGAAAAACTTTTTATGATGGCGGTGTTGATGAGATTATTGCTACTAGAAGACTAGTGCATATCATTAATGCTTTTGCTATCTTTAAGAATAAACTTAAAGCTGTTCAAGTTTGTGTAAACAGATTTGATGACGATACTAAAAACAGTTTCTTAGATTTATATTCTAAAGTTGACGCTGGTGTTAACATGGAAGATATATCTGGAAATGCGAATGATGTTGACGCAATAAACATGGAAGAGGAAACTCCAAGTGTTTAATAAAAACATTCATAATGTAGACCTCGTATCCGTGGGCAGCAATGTCCACGGATTTAAAACAAGCGGGTGTGGTATAGAAGTATTACGCCAGTTTACCAAACTGGAAATGCAGGAGCGTTACCTGCCATCCGCTCCAATAAAGGGTATATTATGTCAATAACTGTTGTAGTAAAAAACAATAATGTTGAAAAAGCAATCAGACAGCTTAAGAAAAAACTTATGAGAGAAGGTGTAGTGAGAGAGTTGAAGACAAGACAATACTATGAAAAACCATCAGAAAAAAAACTCAGATTAAAAAAGGAAAACATTAAGCGTGTCCTGAAAAACAAAAAAATAAGGGAAAGGGAACAATAAGATGTTAAACTTTATAAAAGATTTCATTAGCGATAGTGAAAAGACGACCAAGACAAACAAGAAAACGAAAGGAAAAGTTGTTATGGGAAGAGCTAAAATAGCGAATAGCACTAAATTTCTTAACTCAATGTTAAGAGGTGCAAGTGTGTCATGGACTGACGCACAAAATAAATTTAACTTAAAGAGACCAAGAGCGGTTGTTGATAAGTTAAGAGAAGAAGGATATTGTGTATATATCAATAAATCTTCTAATGGTACTAGTTACAGAATTGGTACACCTTCAAAAGCGATTGTAGCCGCTGGCTTAATGGCGCTTGAGGGACAAGCATACGCATAAATAGTTTATCTAGGTAGCTCGTAAATCCTAGGTAAGTCTTGCCTCTCGTAAATGCAAGACATTGAGTTTGGCAGTATCTCTTTAAAAACTGCCACTTGAAATATGAAATTTAATGATTATATAAATACTTACGAAGCATGCCATAAGGGTGTTTCAATTTATATAAAAAAATAACTTTGCTTTAACAAAAGGAGGTTCAAATGACCAATTACAAAGCACTATCTATTTTTAATTCACTTAAACCATTTACTGTAGGGTATGATGATTTATTTTCGCATTTTGACGAAATGACAACTCATCTTCCTCACTTGACAGCAAATAATTTCCCACCATACAATATTGTTAAACATGACAGTAACAAGTATGATGTTGAAATGGCATTAGCAGGATATAGTAAAGATGATGTTATAGTTGAATACGAAAACAATCAATTAACAATTAAATCAAAACCATATCCTAAAGACGAAGAAAAGGAAGATACAGAAACAATACACAAAGGTATTGCTAAAAGATATTTCTCTAAAGTCTTTACGATTGCTGATGACGTTGAAGTCAAAGGTGCAGAACTAAAAGATGGTTTGCTTAAAGTAGGTTTAGAACGAATTGTTCCAGACCACAAGAAAGCAAAAACTTTTGAGATTAAGTAAATAGATGGGGCGGCTTAATCGCCGCCCTTTAATTAATTTCAGGCTTGACAAAAGTATGATTTTATGATAGAATGTATATTATGAACTATAAATTTAAAGAAAAAATTATCTTAGATGATGTGATGAATTATATTGATAACACTTACGGTGGTCATTATGCACAAAGTCAAAGACAATCTACGGAAAACATTATTGACCAAGGACATGGTGATGGTTTCTGTATGGGTAATATTATGAAATATACCCAAAGATATGGCAAAAAAGAAGGCAAGAATAAGGCAGACCTTATGAAAGTTATTCATTATGCCATAATACAATTGTCCCAAGACCACTACAAAGAAGAAGAACGTCCTCTTGGTAGTGTGATGTCTGAAAAACTTAATAATAACTAAGGAGAATATATAATGCAATTAAGTGAAAGTACAAAAGAGATACTTAAAAACTTTTCTGAGATTAATCCAAACTTGATGATTAAACCAGGTAAACAATTAAAGACTATCTCTACAATGAAGAATATCCTTGCTACAGCAAATGTAAGTGAAGATTTTCCACAAGATATCGCCATCTATGACTTGAATGAGTTTTTAGGTGTAATGTCTTTATTTACAAAACCACAGTTTGCCTTTGATGACAAATCGTTATCTATTGGTGAAGAAGGTACATCAACAAAGTCAAAATATTACTTTGCTGATCCTTCAATCTTAACTGTTCCACAAAAAGATGTAAAAATGCCTGACGCAGAGGTACAGTTTACTCTAACTGAAACAGATTTAACTAAAGTGAAGAAAGCGGCGTCAATGTTACAATTGCCAGATATCGCTATTACTTCTAAAGGTAGTGATATCACATTATCAGCAATTGATAAAAAGAATGATACTGCTAATAACTTTAGTATTAAAGTTGGTGAAACAAACTCTAAATTTGAGTTTCATTTTAAAACAGAACATTTAAAAATGTTACCTGGTGATTACAATGTATCTATCTCATCAAAATTAATTAGTAATTTTAAACACAAATCAAAACCAATTCAATACTGGATTGCTTTAGAAAACACAAGTAAATTTACTGGCTAATTAGATGAGGATTATATTATGGAAAACTTTTTATGGGTCGAACAATATCGACCAAGTAAGATTGATGAATGTATCTTACCTACAGAAATTAAGAATACATTTAAACAGATAGTAAAACAAGGAGAAATACCTAACTTATTATTATCTGGTACAGCAGGTACAGGTAAAACTACAATTGCGAAAGCATTATGTAACGAACTTGATTGTGATGTAATGATGATTAATGGTTCAGACGAAGGTCGTTCCATTGACATTGTAAGAAATCAAATCAAGTCATTTGCCAGTACGGTTTCATTAAACGAAAGCAATAAACCAAAAGTAGTTATTGTTGACGAAGCAGACTATATGAATGCTGAGTCCGTGCAACCTGCATTAAGAAACTTTATAGAAACATTTAGTAATAACTGTAGATTTATTTTTACATGTAACTATAAAAACAAAATCATACCTGCTATCCACAGTAGATGTACTGTTATCAATTTTTCTGTTCAGAAAAAAGATAAAGAAAAGTTAGCAGGTTTATTTCACAAACGATTATCCACAATACTAGAACAAGAAAACATTGAGTTTGATCCTAAAGTATTGGCAGAATTAATTATAAAATTCTATCCAGACTTTAGAAGAACTATCAATGAATTACAACGTTATAGTGTAAGTGGTAAAATAGACACAGGAATACTTGTAAGTATTGCTGAAATGAATATCCAAGGTCTTAACAAAGCGTTATCTAATAAACACTTTGGTGACATGAGAAAATGGGTAGTAGATAACATTGACAAGGATCCTACTGGTCTATATAAAGAACTATATCAAAACTTCTATGAAGTATTAAAACCTGAAACAATACCTGCTATGATTATATTACTAGCAGAGTATCAGTATAAGAATGCTTTTGTAGCGGATCCTGAATTGAATATGGTCGCTTGCCTAACTGAAATAATGGGCGAGTGTAAATTCAAATGATAGGTTTAGGGTACTTAGACTATTGTCAAAAACGTATAGACGAAGGATTATCAACTCAACAAACTAAAAACAATAGTGGTTTTGAGGATCCAGGTAAAGAACGTTTTGTTGTTTACTTTGCACGAACTCATATTATAGACCATCAAACTGGTGTTGAAGCTAGAGGTTTACTTAAAATAGGTCGTGCCAAATTTGCAACAGCACTTCAAAGAAGTCGTAATCAACCTGGTTGTGATTTTCGTATCTATGCAGAAATAGTTTGTGAAACAAATAATCAAATAAAAAAACTAGAAAAGATAGTAGAAGAATTTTTAGTTGATAGACATGTTGAATTAACCCAAAATCAAAGAGAACTATATAATATAAAAGATGATGAAATAAGACCTACGATTAAGGCAATACTTAATCATGTGTATTATTTTGAACCTAAAGAGGTGTGTTATTATGGAATATAAATTAACAGATTACTTAACATCTATTAACTGGTCTAAAAAGAAGTTAATGGATACAGATGATAAAACATGGGAAAAGAAATACCCACCTTTTATTATAAACAAAGGTCTTTCATATTTTGTTGATACAGTTATGTTTGCTAATGAAATGAATAGACTACACCATGCCACAAAGCATATGCAATTTGCGTTTTTACTAAATACTATTAGACCTCAAAAAAGGTTTAGTAAGTGGATGAAGGCTAGTAAGTTAGCAAACCTAGAGCTGGTTAAGCAATATTACGGATATAGCAACAAAAAAGCACAAGTAGCACTCAATTTACTCACTAAAAAACAGGTTGAATATATTAAAGACAAACTACATAAAGGTGGGAAAAAATGAGTGAATTTGTAGAATGGAAACCAGAAAGTATGCTCGAGGTCAAACTCAAAGAGCCAGATGATTTCCTAAAAATTAGAGAGACGTTAACACGAATAGGTGTTGCAAGTAGAAAAGAACGTAAGATATTCCAATCTTGTCATATATTACATAAACAAGGTAGATATTTTATTGTACACTTCAAAGAATTATTTGCTTTAGATGGTAAGAAAAGCAATATAATGACTAATGATATTGAACGAAGAAATACTATATCTCAATTATTAAGTGATTGGGGTTTAATTGAATTGGTTGGTACTATAACAGAAAAGGCACCATTATCACAAATTAAAGTTTTACCTTACAAGGATAAAAAAGAGTGGATATTGGAACCTAAGTATAACATTGGTAAGAAACCAGAACAAGAAGGAAAAGATAATGATAGAATGGAAAGCAAGAGAGCAGATACTCAAAGCGCTTAAGTCACATGCTCAAGGTCATATAGACAAGCATGTTGCTAATGTAGAAATACATATAAGAAATGCCACAGGTGTGGCAGAGCACAGCGACCATGTGGAAACAATTGAAAAAGAGTTGAAGCACATTGCTGAATATGATGACCAACTAGAAATGTTAAATAAGTATTTTAACTAAAAAGAGCTTGACTTTTTAAGTCAATTGTGATATAATATATTATTGTTTATGCGAGATTTTTATACTAATGTTTCACCTTACGGCGATGAATTACTTGTCCGTGGTTTTCAAAACGGAGAGAGATTTGAAGATAGACTACATTATGTACCTTCAATTTATCATCCTTACAAATCACCTGGCAAAACAAAGTACAAGTCACTAGACGGTACTCCACTTGTTGCTCGTAAATGTAAAACTGTCAAAGAAGCAAGAATGCTTATCAAACGGTATGAAGAGCATCCTAATTTTATATACGGGACAGATAGATGGCAATATCAATACATTGCTGACTATTATCAAGGTACAGTAGAATACGACAAAAGCAAATTACGAATTTATACAATAGATATTGAAGTAGAAAGTGAACATGGATTTCCTAATCCAGATGACGCTGACGAAAAAATGATTTGTATTACAATTAAAGACCAAATTAAAAAATCTATATTAGTTTGGGGTCTTGCTGATTATACAGTTAAACAAAAGAATGTTAATTATATTAAATGTAAAGATGAAAAAGATTTACTTAAAAACTTCTTAGGTTTCTGGAAACAATATACGCCAGATATTCTAACAGGTTGGAATAGTAAATACTTTGATGTACCTTATCTTATTAATAGAACTAAAAAAGTATTAGGCGAACACTCAATTAAAAGATATTCGCCATGGGATATTGTTGACGAAGACAAAGCATATCATAACGGTAGACAAGTTACATTTTTTAGATTGTTAGGTATTGCACAACTTGACTATCTACAACTCTATGCTAAATTTACAATTAAGAACCAAGAACGATATACACTTGACCATATTGCATTTGTAGAACTTGGAGAACAAAAAGATAAAAACCCATATGACACTTTTAAAGAATGGTATCAAAATGATATACAATCTTTTATTGATTACAATATTGTTGATGTAGAACTAGTTGATAGACTAGAAGATAGATTACAACTGATTGAGCTTGCAATCACTATGTCTTATAATGCAAAAGCAAACTTTGAAGATGTATTCTCACAAGTTAGAATGTGGGACACAATCATATTCAACGAATTATTAAAAGATGATATTATTGTACCAATGAGAAAGATTGGTAGTATTCAAGCAAAAGAACTTGTAGGTGCATATGTTAAGGATCCTAAAGTAGGTTTCCATGATTGGGTTGTATCGTTTGACTTGAACTCACTATATCCACATTTGATTATGCAATACAATATTAGTCCTGAAACTATACTACCAGAACAAAAAGATATATTGATTGATGACTTACTTGAAAAGAAAGTTGACACGTCTGACGGTAACTGTATTGCTGCCAATGGCACAATGTATAAACGAGACGTACAAGGTATGTTGCCACGAATTATACAAAAAGAATATAACGATAGAGTTATTTACAAAAAGAAAATGTTAGAAGCAGAACAAATGTATGCTAACACAAAAGATAAGAAGTATGAAAAACTGGCAAGAAAGTTTTATATCATACAACACTCTAAAAAAATATCTTTGAATAGTGCTTATGGTGCAATTGGTAACAAATACTTTAGATATTATGACCATAGACAAGCAGAAGCGATTACTATGTCTGGTCAATTAAACATTAAATGGATTGAAAAAAGATTAAACGAATACTTTAACAAGTTATATAATACAGATGATGATTATATCATTGCGTCTGATACAGATAGTGTGTACATCAATATGGCACCACTTGTTAAGATGACAGGTGCAACTGATAAAGATAAAATTGTAAAAGCATTAGACACATTTTGTAGTGAAAGACTAGAACCATATATTGCAAAAGTATATAAAGAACTTGGCGATTATATGAACGTTAGTGAAAACAAAATGGTTATGAAACGAGAGGCGATTGCTGATAGAGGTATCTGGACTGCCAAGAAAAGATATGTTCTAAATGTTCATAATTCTGAGGGTGTTCAATATTCTGAACCTAAACTTAAAATTATGGGCATTGAAGCAGTAAAAACTTCAACGCCATTACCTGTTAGAGAAAAGTTAAGAGAGAGTTTTAAAATATTAATGTCTGGTAATGAAACACAAATGAAAGACTTTGTAATAAAATTTAAACGTGACTTTGAACATATGACACCAGAACAGATTGGTTTCCCTCGTAGTATTAACAACATAGAAAAATATTCTGACACAACATCTATATACAAGAAAGGTACACCAATGCATGTCAAAGGTGCATTGTTATATAATCACTTATTAAAAACTAATAAAGTGGCACATAAGTATCAACGAATATATAATGGCGATAAAGGTAAGTTTGTACATCTAAGAAAGAATATATGGAATGCAAATGTAATTACTTTCATTGCAGATTTGCCAAAAGAATTTGATATGCATAAAATTATAGATTATGATTTACAGTTTAATAAATCATTTATGGAACCATTACGATTTATACTTGAAGCAATCAAGTGGCGAGTTGACGCAAGCGAAACAAGTAACCTAGAGGATTTCTTTTGATATTAAATAACCAAGACGCTACATGGGCAATGAATTACTTTATAGAATACTTTGGTCAATATGAAAGAATAGACCAATATCTTAAAGAACAAAAATTAGAACAAGTTAAAAATTTTCCATTTCAATTACCTGGTATGGCAGACGAAGACGAGTTTTTTGCTAACTTTGAAATATCTCCTGAAGATATGAAATTTAGCGTGACGATACCTAATGGTCAAATATTTGATAGAATGTTAAACAAAACATCTAGTCATACTAACATGTCAAGTATACCTGGTAAGTCAATTAGATTATTAGTTACAGAAACAACTACAAATACTATTGTAGGTTTTATTAGACTTGGTAGTCCTGTGATTAATAGTAAACCACGAAACGTTTATCTTGGTAGACCTTTACAAACTACAGACATGGAAGAAATGGGTAGATTTAACAATAGTGCCATTATGGGATTTGTAATTGTACCTACACAACCATTTGGTTATAATTATCTTGGTGGTAAACTATTAGCGGCGATATGCTGTAGTCATCATGTGAGAGATATACTAAATATGAAATATAACACTAACATATGTTTATTTGAAACAACAAGTTTATATGGTAGTAGTAAATCATCAAGTCAGTATGATGGTATGAAACCTTATTTAAGATTTAAAGGTTTGACAGATAGTCACTTCTTACCATTATTACATGGTGAAGCATTTAAGAAAATGAATGCCTGGTTTACAGAAAGAAACGGAGAACCTTTAGTTGACGCTGACGCAAGTAGTAGAAAACTAAAAATACAAACAAAGATGGTATCTATAATTAAGGAATCCTTAAAACAATATGACGCCAATCTATATGATAAGTTTAGTAAGTTTGTAAATAAAACTAGAGACTTAACTGAACAGAAAAGATTTTACATGTCTGATTACGGATATGAAAATGTACCACAATATCTTAAAAGAGAAACAGACGAACTTAAAAAAGGTATACATTACGATAAGTTTACATTAGAGAATACAATCAAATGGTGGCAAAAACTTGCTACTAAAAGATTTAATAAACTTAAACAAAACAATAACATAAGAAATGAACTTGAAATCTGGCATGATAAAGCAGAAATACAAATTATACGATAATTATTTACCTGAGAAAGATATAAAATGGTTAGAAGACCTTTTACTATCAGCAAACTTTCCTTATTACTATCAAAGTAGTATTACAAAGAATGATAGTGAGTTTATGTTATCACATAGTCTTATTACAGGATCCTATAGCAATAGTGATTGGGCAGAACCTATTGTATCTAAATTAATGGAAAAGATTCCACATGAACAAATTATCCGTGCTAAAGTTAACTTTTATCCTAGAACACATGAAATAGTAAAACATAACTTTCATACAGATAGAGATAACTTTCCAGTTAAAGCGGCATTATTTTATGTTAATAATAATGACGGATATACAAGTTTTGAAGATGATGGTTTTATATCATCTATCAGAAATAGAATGTTGCTTTTCAACGGAAAAGAAAGGCATAGAAGCACCACATGTACGAATGCTAATGCCAGAATAAACATTAATATTAATTATAATTAAGCTTGACTATTTGAAAGGAGTATGATATAATGGAACAAATAATGAAAAAAGCACAAGAACAAATGATAACAAATGAAGATTATCTTACAATGGTTAAGATAATACAAGCAACACTTCAAAGAGGTGCAATTAAACCTGAAGAAATGACAGCAGTAGGTCAATTGTATGAGAAGTTAAAATTTCATTTGCTTAAAGTAGAAAACGAACAAAAGGAGAAAACAGATGGCGGACTTTCTAAAACAAATAATTAAAGAAACTGGCAATGAATATGCGAGTGTAGTAAGTGAAGGTGTTGAAGCAGGTGATGTAGATAGTTTCATAGACACAGGTTCGTATATGTTTAATGCCTTACTATCAGGTAGTATTAATGGTGGTTTACCAAGTAATAAAATTACGGCGATTGCAGGTGAAAGTGCAACAGGTAAAACTTTCTTTGTACTAGGTATGGTAAAAGAATTTTTACAGAATAATAAAAATGCAGGTGTAATTTACTTTGAAAGTGAAAGTGCATTAACAAAAAAACTTATTGAAGATAGAGGTATTGATAGTGAACGCATGGTAATTATGCCTGTAACTACAGTACAAGAGTTTAGACATCAAGCATTAACAGTATTAGAAAAATACAATGAACAAGATGAAGCAGATAGACAACCATTGTTGTTAGTATTAGATAGTCTTGGTATGTTGTCAACAACAAAAGAAGTAGAAGACACAGCAGAGGGTAAAGAAACTAGAGATATGACTAGAGCACAAATACTTAAAGCTGCGTTTAGAGTATTAACATTAAAACTAGGTAGAACAAAAGTACCTATGATTATTACTAATCATACATATGACGTAGTTGGTGCATATATGCCAATGAAAGAAATGGGTGGCGGTTCAGGTTTGAAATATGCTGCTAGTACAATTGTATATCTATCTAAGAAAAAAGAAAAAGAAGGTACAGACGTAGTTGGTAATATCATACATTGTAAAACTCAAAAGTCCAGATTGTCAAAAGAAAACATGATGGTTGATGTAAGATTAAGATACGATACTGGTTTAGATAAACACTATGGTTTGGTTGACTTAGCAGTTAAACATGGCATATTCAAACAAGTATCTACAAGAATAGAACTACCAGACGGTACTAAACAATATGCGAAAAGCATATATGCTGATCCAGAAAAATATTTTACTAAAGATGTAATGAAACAATTAGACGAAGCTGCAGACAAAGAATATAGTTATGGAAACTCCTAATTATACATACATGGAAAATCCTAAAAGTGACCTTACAGGTTTTAGGATTACTGATGGTGTGTATAAAGACGTTGTTTATACTTATGGCAAAGTCCAACCTGTTGAAGAAAACGATAAGTTGAGATTAAAGTTTGAATATAACGTTGTAGAGAATCCAAGTGGTGTAGAAACGGAAGATAAAA